GCACTGTACTCACCGCCATACGACGTCACCCCCGACGCCCCGGATACCCCCCATACCAATGTGTCGGACTACCTCAAAGTCGTGCGCCTCCTGCCGGTGGAGTTAAGGGACATCAATGACCATGCGGATACGCACGACGACGTGACCATCACGAACTGGGACACCAAGCAAACGATCACCGACAACAACATCGCCTGGATTGAGGCGCATTCATCGGCAATCGATGCCGCGCCGCGGATGCCGCAGCTTGAGTTGAGAATCCCAGGGCTTGGACAAGGCATGACGATTGAGGCGAAGCTCGAAGTTCAATACGACCGCGGCAACGGGCAACGCACCGCAAGGAACCAGCCCGAAGATACCGTGAGAATCCCGGCGAGTGGAAACTTCGCGCAGGTCAATGGAGACGCTTGGAACCTCTACAGTGAAGCTGGCTGGCAAACGGAACTAACGCAGCACGGCTTCTTTGGTGGCGAAGCAACGCTCACCTACCGGCTGATGAACGGACAAAATCAGGTACTGGCACCTCAAACAATCCGCTTCCGGATCGGCGGCAAGAATCCGGCACCGGCCCGGGCCAGGGAGTTCATCGAGACGTTGAATAATGCAGGGCCGCAGGGGCCACTGTGGTTTGCTTATGCAATAGCCAAGTCGGAATCCAAGGACTACAACGGAAATGGGACTCGATACAATCAGTTCTGGCAGCTTCCTAGCGGTGCAAACGAGACCGCTTTCCGGGCAACTCGCCAAACACACGCAGGGCGGCCAGTGTGGGGAAATGATGGCGGGACAACGCCGGGGGGTTACGGTATTTTCCAAGTAACGGGAACTGCCGCCGATGCAACGGCCAACATCGCTCGTCAGCAGATATGGAACTGGCAAGAGAACTCGCGTGCTGCATTAGTCATCCTAGAAAGCAAACGAACCCAGGCTGATAACTGGATGACGCAGCAAAAGAGCGCCAACAATACAAATGGCGTAGCCTTGCCAAGCCTCACTGTGCGGAACGTCACATTCGCAGAGGGCACCAATCGCACGATTAATAATGCCGTGACTATGAAGGCATGGAATGGAGCGAGCAGGCCAGCGGCGGGCTTCACGGACCCCGGACCCGCAATTGCAGGATTTATTCTCGATCCGCATGGAAGCGGCCACTTTTGTTATTGGGAGAACTCCGCTTCCGGCACAAACAAATGGGCATTGAACCGTTACAATGCCTTCAATCCACCTTTCAACTACGTAGACCGAGTATGTCAAGAAGTCGAATAGCTACTTTAGCACTGCTGCTTTCATGTCCATCGGTTGGTTTAGCTCAGAGGGTAGCCGAGATTGACGACTTCCTGAAACCAATCGTCACCAAGATCGCCGCCGACCCCAATAATGTAGGTGGATGGGAATGGAAAACGAATAGGAATGGAGGTTATCTTTTGCGAAGTCTGATGGACGTGACCGGGGATGGCCGACCAGAAATATTCGTCGCTTCAACTCTCGAATCCAGCAGGCGTTCGCATGATTGGCGTGTTTTTGACGCGCCTGAGGATGGGGTGGTAAAGCCTTACGATGAGACGATACGTTTTACATTCGCATGGCCTGCGGTTGAAGACGGCAAAGTATCGCTTGTTTATATATCGGGCGCTAACCGAGATCGCATGCAAGCTGGCGAAGAAAAATATATATCCATGAGTCGCTTTAGGTTCAACTTTCCTGAAATCAATGAAACCACAACTTACGTAAGTGAGGATGAGGCGATAAAACTCCAGCCAACCGACCCCGGCAAACTTCCTGAGCTGCAAGCGATCTTGCTGGCTGATTACTTGACAAATCCAGACGCGAAGTGGTCGGATGTCACCGAGTTAAAACTTGATTCCAGCGATAGCTACTACCTTGAGGAAGACAAGGATAGGGCCGAGAAAAACACGGCCTTTACGCCTCAAGTGGCTCTTTCACAGCTTGGTCTAGGTCAATCAACGTTCAAAGGTTCCGAAGGCCAAACAAACGCGCAACAGTCGGAGCAAGACAACCCACCGTCCACCCCTCAGCAACCAGCACCGAAAAAGCCAACCGAGCAAAAGCCAGCACCATCAACACCGTGGGCCGTTGTAGCCGTGGCAATCGTGGCGACGCTTGGTCTGCTGTGGGTGCTGCACAAGCGTCGTTCGTGAGCGCGGGGCGAGTGCATTCACGCCCTCGGCAAACCCGAGCTTCAGGGAGGCGGAAACGAGGGCGGGAATCTGGCCGCTGCGGAAGGCGGCTGCGGCAAACGAGATCGCCTCTTTTGCCTGCCTGCCTGCTTCTGCCGCAAGTGGACCGAGCTTCTGCACCATGGCGATGGCTTCGGTCATGAGGGGGCGGAGCGCGTCATTGATGGGAGTGCCGAGCGTGAGGAAGACTTCCCCGATACTGTCCTTCAGTGTCGAGAAGAGTCCCGTGGTCGTGCGGCTCTGGGCTTCCATCATCCCGGCGAACTGGCCACCCCGCGAAGTCATCGCGGTGAACGCCTGCTCGATCTGGGGGAATCCGACCTGACCGGTTTCGACGAGCTTCTTCACCTGTGAATCGGAGACGCCGAACTGCCGGGCGAGCTGCTGGATGATGGGGATGCCGCGGCCGGTGAGCTGGTTGATGTCCTCGGCGAAGAGCCGTCCCTGCACGCGGGCCTTGCCGTAGAGTTCGGCGATTTCACCGATGGGGGCCTGCACGCCGGCGGACACGTCACCGATGCGCCGGAGCGTGTCTGGCACGGTGTCGGCTGATTCCCCGAAGGCGATCAACTTGCGCCCGGCGTCTGCCAGTTCCGGGAACTCGAATGGCGTCTGGGCACCCAGTTCCCTGAGGCGTGCGAGGGTGGCTTCGGCCTTCGCCGCGTCCCCGATCATGGTGGTGAAGGCGGCCTTCGTCTGCTCGAACCCGGCGGCAGCGGTAACCGCCTTCATGCCGACGCCCGCCGCTGCTGCTCCACCGGCGAGGGCGGAGGCGATTGATGCCTTCATGGCCGTGCCTGCCGCACTGAACCCGCTTTCCAGTGCCGCGGCTCCTCCCCGACCGAGCCCAGCCAGACCTGTGGCCCCGATGGCGCTCATCCTGCGGGCGGAAGCGGCGACGAGCTGGGTGGCAGCCGCCATGCCGCGCTTCAGGGCAGAAATGTCGGCTCCGAGGGTGACGGTCAGGGCGCTCATGCGCCGGGAGTGGAGTCAACCCGGACAAAGAGCCTTCGTTCCGCGTTGCATCATTCTAGCTGATTTCTGACGCCCGGAAAACAGAGGTCCTGTTACTCTGGGTCTTGCGCATCCATAACCGACTCACTCTTGTGCCAAATCTCGAGCCATTCCACGTTGTCCCACATGCTTTCCGGCTGCAAGTGCATCGGAAGCGAAATCCCGGAACTAGAGTGGAGAATCTCAGTGGCTTCTTCATCAGGCGAGGAAAGCCCCAGCAGAGACACACCGCACCGAGAGGCCAAAGCTTCTGCCGCAATAGTGCTGACATCATTTAAGCCGTTTAACGACAACTCTCCACCGCCATGCCGTCCAAGAGCCTTGGCCACCTCATCACTGATGCGCTCCAACCCATCAAGACAGAGATCCCCATTATGTGCTGTCAACGCCTCTGCAGCTTTGGTGCTGAGGTTATCTAGGCCTCTCAGGTCGAGGCCGCACTCGCATGCGGCTAGAATTTCCGCTGCATCTGTATCCAGATCGATGAACTCGCTGAGGTCCACGGATTCGGGATTCTCCAAGAACCGCCGCGCCACATCCGCGTCAAGGCGACGCCCAACAGTGATGATGGCTGCCTGTCTGCGGTCTGTGATTTCCCGAATGATACGGCTGGCAATCGCCAATCTCAGGTCCATTCGGCGAACCAATGCTCCGGGGTCCCCGGCTCCCGGTTGCAGGCTTGATGACGGTTCTGGCGAGCTCATCTGCTGGTTGTCACAATTTTGATGACAGTGCCGAGATTTCTTCGTCAAGTACAGCGGCCTGCCGCTCAAAGAAGTCGGCGTAGTCTCCACAGGTGGTCATGATCCGGTAGGTTTCCGATTCCTTCAAGGCGCTCAACGCGCGGCTGGCACGGGCCATGGCCTCACGGATTGCCGCGATCCTTGCCCTGAGTTGCGCGCCGCGGCCGACGCCGACGGAGCTTTCCGTGGCAAACCCTGTGACTGCCTGGTCCGCAAGCGCCCGAAGCCGGCTCAAATCCCCTTCCTCGTATGCCTTGCGGACCTCGCGGAACATGGCCGCTGCCGCCTCCTCCTGACCCGGCTTGGCAAGGTCAGGATGGCACCTGCGGGACGCTGACCGGAAAAGGTTTCTCATTTCCTGCTGTTCCTCGGCGCTGAGTTTCCATTCGGTTCTCGCGTCTTCCTTCCGCCGGGTCTCGTTGTCTTGTGTGAACTCCCGGAATTCTTCCTCGGCGGCCCGCATTTCTTCAGCGGCTTCTGGATCGGCCCGGATCCGGCGCTTGAGAACATCCAACCGCATCCTCAGAATGGTGGCGATGCGGTCGCCGAGAGCTGCGGCATGGGCTGCATGGAACCGAGCCATCTGGTGCTCAAGTTCTGCCTGTTCTGTTTCCAGGTCGGCAAGCTCGGCAGTGACGCGCGTCAGTTCGGCTTCCAGCAAAGCTACTTCCGGATCGGTCCACTCCGCGAGTCTCACTCCGGAACTGAGAAGATCGCCAATCAGTTGATCCGCCTCGGTGTAGCGGTGGGCGGCCAGAGCATCAAGAATGGCCCCGAGAGCAGGTTCGCTGCGCATCGGCTCAAGTCTCATGGCGGCCACGGAAACCAGATCAATGTCGCCTAGAGCGAGCAGAGACCTTATCGCAGCAAGCCGGTTGGTCAGATCAGGCGTGAGATTCAATGCAAATTTAATCCGTCATGAGCCGACAGTCGTCAAGTGCCAGCCCTGCTCCACTTCTCGCGAAGCAGCCTGATGAACTGGGACGGAGCATTGCCGGTGCTGCCTGTGAACGTCCATGCCGTCCGCACCCCGTTCCTCCTCAGCAGGCAATGCTGGTACTGCGCCAGTCTCGCCAGCGGAATGAAGAGGATCCTCTCCTCGGGCCATCCTGTTTCGGCGGCGATGGCGAACACCTGCGCGGCTAGGTAGCCCGGCTCGTCGCAGGGGCCGGCATCTTTCCCGGCAGTCCCCCGACCGGATCCACCTGTGCCGCCTCCAGTTCACGGCTCTGTTCCTCAAGACGACGGAAGGCCGTCTGGAAGTCCGCCGGAGCCAGCACCCCGCAGAACAGAAGCGCCGCTTCCCGGAATGTCTGAAGATCGAAGGATGTCCGCACCACATCCGGCCACGGGGCACAGTGGGCGTAGACGAATCCCATGAGGGAACCGGTGAACTCGGGCGTGCCTTCTGCCGGCATTTCCCCCTTCACGAGGGGGTTGCCGGTGCGCAGGAGCACGTCGTAGCTCGCGAGGGAAAGGGGGCGCATGACGTGCCCGCCCACGATGGTTTCCACATCATGGAAGGCGGCGGAGAGGAGACTGCTGCGGTCGGCGTCGTTCATGGCAGGAAATGGTCAGAGGCGGCGGAGGATGAAGTCCTCGGCCTGAGGAGTGGCATCGAGGGGGAGGAAGGCGATGCGTCCCCGTCGGCGGATGCAGGCCAGCGGAACGTCGGTGCGCAGCTTCTCCTCCAGCCGTTCCCGGTTCAGGAGGGCGCACTTGATGTAGGCGAACGGATGCTCCGGGTTGGCGAGGTGCCATGCGTCGTCGTGCCATGCCGCGATGAGGTCCTTCGTGAGCAGGCTTCCGTCGTGGCTGCGCGGCTCGAAGAACCAGATCATGCGACCGGGACCGGCAGTGTTGTCCACCACGCGGACGAAAGGCTTCTCGGCCAGCGGGATGCTCACAGCGCAGAGGGCCGCGGCGAGCATGGTGTTGCCCGTGGAGGTGGAGGAAAGGTGGGAGACGGCGTTCATGGGAGATCGGTCATGGCAGGGCCACGGTCACGTTCGGGTAGTGGGTGGCGGTGAGGTCGATCTTCTCGAAGTCCTCGTTGTTCATGGAGCGGCTCAGCTGGGTGAGGATGGTTGTGCCGCCCGTGGTCTTCTGGAGGTGGGCCGGGATGGCGTTGGCGAGCACGAGGGCGGCGCTGATCTTGCCGGTGAACGGGGACGTCTTGCTCACGAGTCCGGAGAGCTTCACCTCCACCTTCTCCTGGTAGAAGGAGAGGCCGATGACCTCGCCGCCCTTGTCGAGGACCTGCTTCTCCTGGCTGGAGAAGTCGAAGGAGAGGTCGGTGATGAGCAGGCCGGTCTGGTCGCTCGGGATGCCGAAGTTGCCGGTGGTTCCAAGAAGTGATGCTGGCATTTGCCGCCGGACGGGGTGTCAACCGGCGGATACGACCGCCTCGAAGGAAAGAGTGGTTTCCCGCCCGCGAGTCTCATCGGGGACGGTGGATGTTTCCCGGGCAATCAGGTCGTGGAGGAGGAAGCTGTCCGAAGCGAGTTCCGCCCGGATGGAATCGGTATCCCGGAGCATGGCCTCCAGAGCGGCAGCAGTCGACGCATGGACGGCTGCGGGCGTGTCGTCGGTCTGGCTGAAAAGGTGGACGTCGAGCTTCATCCGGCAGGTTCCCGGCATGGCGGAGACGGAGCGTGCCTCGGAGGTTTCCAGCACGATGCAGGGACGGGTGCGCAGATCATCCCGGGAAGCGGCAAGGATGGGCACCAATACCGGGATGACCGGCGGGCGATTGTCGGTGATCCACTGGACAAGGAGGGAAACGAGGGCGTCTTCGGCGAGCTGGGACATGCACCCGGACGGCAGAGTCAACCGCAGCTGGGATGGATTGCAGGGCTCTCAATGATTTGCTATGATCTCGACAGAAAGGCGGTTCCCAACGGGGATCTGTAGACACACTAGGACCTTGAAAGAACGATGAAGATTCAAACATATCATAGATCCAGCAAAACCATCACCGCTCCTGAGTGCAGCTCCAATCTGAAGCTCGTTTTCAGATGCTGGGTCTGTAAGGCTATAGGCTGTGACGACGAGCTTGTCGATTTTTACTGTGGCCCCAGTGAAGACGGTGATTTCGTAGCCCTGTGGCTTGTAAGTAATTTCGACCCACCGGAAAGCCTAGTTCCTCAAGCTGTCGCTTGGACACGAAATGGAAACCTCCCGGCCTACCACTGGGCTCAGCTGTTAAAAGGGTACTGGTCTGCAGAAAGAGATCACAATGATTGTGAGGAACCAAACTGCTCCAAGGTCGAACATATAGAAGGTTCGCTCATGAGCCCTGACGAGGTCGAGCAGGTTGCATTATCGGTTTGGCCGGACTTGAAGCACCTATGATATTTAGACCGCCTGCCTGCGGAGTCCCAGCTGTGCCCGCTGCTGAACCGCCCGCAGCGACGTGGCCAGAGCCAGACGCAGTCGCCCGGCTGCCGCATTGAGCGCCATCCTGATCCCGGAGGCTGTCGCCATTTCCTCCATGTAGTCCAGACGGCTCACTAGAGTCACCGCGGGGCGGTCGCCTGTCTTCACCCTCGCTGTGCCTGGTGCCTGCCGGTGCCGGGTCGCCCACTGCGCAGCGTTCCGCACCCGCCCGCCGATTGCCTTCGCCGCATTGATCCACACCCCCTTGGCAAAGCCCACCCGGCGCTGGATCCTCGCGGTATAGGTCTCCAGTGCCCGGCGGCTGGTGACGACCTGTGCGGGCCGGCTGCGCTTCACCTTTCCATTCTGCCGGCTGGTGCGGTGGCGGTCCGGCTCCAGTCGCCCCACGGGGAGGTCCGCCCATGCCGAGGACGATCCGGCCAGTGCCTTCCGGGCGCGGGCAAAGCGGCGGTTCTGCACGTGTGCCCAGAATCTGTCGGCTGACTGCGGATCGGTGCGCTGGAGCTGCTCGTATGCCTGATCGGGAGTCGCGAAGACCTTCCCAATGTCCTTCGCCACGGCTCCTTCGCCCGCCTTCCTTGCACGGGCGGAAAACCCGAACGGCCGGGTGGTGCGTGCCAGTTCCACAGCCAGTCCGCGTGCTTCCTGCTTCACGAGAGAGAGCATGGTGCGCCCGATGCGCTGCGGGAACCGGGCCAGCAGAGCGATCACCTCGGCATCCCCCTTGAGCCGTGTCCGGAAGGTCATTCGTCCGGAGTGGTGAGCACGAGCGTGAGGAGCGGCGAGCGCGGGTGGCTGCTCACCCGGCTGATGCGGTAGACTTCTCCGTCCACCGTGATCCGCTGCCCGTACTGGGGGACGGGTCCGGAGAAAGCAGTGCGTGGCACCCTGATGGTGAGATCTGGGGACTCCACGTAGCCGCCGACGGCGATGCCGCTCTCGGTACCGATACGGCTGGCCAGCACGATCAGGTCGGTATTCTGCCAGCGGGCCGGGACGCCATGCTCGCTCAGCAGTTCGGCAAGGTCGGCGAGGATTTCTGATTCAGGACTCATGCCGGGCTTCCCGTGTCAAAGAAGCACCCCCTCCCGGTTTCCCGGAAGGGGGCTGGTTTCCTCACACCACCCCCGTGCCACTCACACGGGGAAGTCTTTTTCCTGCGCTCACGAGTACTCGCCGGCCACGAGATTGACCCGGCAGGCCGCAGTTCCGTCCACCTCGATGAGCCCCGGACCCTCGTTCACCACGAAGACAGTCGGCGCATTGACCTCCTTGGTCGCCGCCCCCACGGGAATCTGGGCAGCGGAACTCATGAGGTGGACAGTGTCGCCCGGAGCCAGCGCAAGGCCCGTGTTGGCCGTGAGCGTGATCGTTCCGGCACCCGCATTGACCGAGGCGACCACGGCACGGACACCCGTTCCGGTCACAAGGGAGAAGAGCACGAGAACATCTCCCGCAGCGGCTCCCGGGTAGGGTGGCGCATTGACGACAGTCTGGTTGGCGGCTCCCGCGGCGGTGACCGTGGTGGAACGGACCGGAGCCCGGAAGATCAGCAGCGAGGCCGCCTTGTCGGAGGTGGCGCTCGCGTACTGGACCCGGATGCGGTCGCGTCCACCGGCGGGAACGACGGCGTGGCTGAGCGTGGTGCCGGCATTGCCGGTGAAGCTGAATGGAGTCATGGTCGTGGATCAGGGTTTGACGATGCGCTTGAGGGCGTCGGACTTGGCGGCGGTGAACCCGTAGAGGCACTCCACGGTCACGTAGACCCGGTTGGAGCGGGTGTCGGTGAAACGCAGGTAGCCGAAGGTCATGCCGGTCTGCGGGTCGGTGACGGCTCCGGCCTGCTGGTACTCGGCGACCGGCTGCAGGTAGCGCATCGCCACGGCCACGGCACTGGGATGGACGGCGAACCCGACGAGCTTCTCGGCGTGGTCCGGCGGGATGACGACCGTTTCGAAGAGGTCGAACCCGGCCAGACGGCGGATGACGGCATCGGTGACGCCCGGAGCGCTCAGGTTGAGGTTGAAGCTGCGGGCCACGACGTCGTCTGCGAGCAGGTTTGTGTAGTACCCGGCATCGAGGATGAGCGATCGGGGGGAAGCGGGCATCTTTGCGTTGCCGCAGGTTTCCCGCAGATTGAGCACCTTCTTGTAGTCGAAGTTCGAGGCGGCGAGTGCCGGGATGCCCGGAGTGCCGAAGTTGGCCGCGGTGACCGTCGTCATGATGTCCAGAAGGACGTCCTGGGCTAGCTGCTGGGCGGCGGTTTCCACGAGGACGTCGAGGGCGTCCATGGCGGTTTCCGATGCCTCTCGGGCCGTGATGTGGACGGTCTTGAACTTGTGGCGGGTGAGCGTGACTGGGACCGTGGTGATGGTCGAGTCGGCATTGGCCGTGTAGTCGCCCGCGAAGTCGCCCGAGCCGGAGGGTGCTCCCACGAGGGGAACGCGCACGGTGTCGCCGCGGTCAGCCTGCTGCGGACCGAAGTTCGTGGAGAAGGCGGTGACGGGCAGCAGGTTTGCCATGAAGGGCATGAGGGCGCGCTGGGCGACCCTGATGTCCTTGAGATTGGTCAGCGTGTTGGGCATGGGAGGTCAGGCCTGGTTGCTGAGGAGGGCGGCCTGCTGGGCCGGAGTCAGGCTGCGCCAGAAGGCGGTCTGGGCAGCTGGGTCGGTGATGGCGGCGAACTGGGCGCGGAGTTCGGCGTTCTGGGTTCCTTCGCCCGCGGGGGTGATGCGGGCCGGGTCCTGCGTGCCGGTGGAGGCAGCGATGCGGGCGGCTTCGGTGCGCACGCGGGTGTCGAAGTCGGTCTGGGACGCTTCGAGAGCGGTGATGCGGTCGCGGAGGGAATTTGCTTCCGCACGGGCGGCATCGCGTTCACCGCGCAGGGTGGAGACGTCGGCAGTGGCGAGGGCAAGTTCCCCGCGGAGGGTGTCGGCAGTGACGGCGGATTCCGCGAGGAGGTCGCCCTGCGCCGTGTGATCCCGCTGGAGAGCTTCAAGCGCGGTGCGGGCCTCCGCGAGCTGGTCTTCGAGTGTGGTACTCATGGCCCGGGAACCCGTGTCAACTGCGGCGTGGTAGACGCGGAGCCTGCGCATGGCTTCGGCGCGGTCGGGCACCATGCCGGCGAGATTGACCCGCTGTGCCTGCCTGCCGCTGAAGGTCTGTCCCTCCATGGCCTCGGCTGGAATGGCACGGCCCCGGGAGAGGACGGCTGCGTGGAACTCGCGTGCCGTATCGTCAAGGTTGGCAAGGATGAGTCCCCGCTGGTCGTCGGTGAGGGGAGTGCCCGGTGCCCCCATGGCCTTGTACTTGCCGACCGAGAACACCTCGATCTTCAGGCCCGCTGCTTCCATGGCCGCGGAATCATCAAGGACGGCTTGAACAACGCCGATGGATCCGACCTGAGCCGATGGAGTGGCGTAGATGGCGCGGGCCTGACTGGCGATCCAGTAGGCGGCAGATGCCATGAGGCCGGAGGAGAACGCATAGACCGGCTTGATGGCATCGAGAGAACGGACGGCTGCGGCCAGTTCCGGAGTGCCAGCCACGGTGCCGCCCGGAGAATCGATGTCCAGGAAGACAGCCCGGATGTCATCGCGCCCGCCTGCTTCGCTGACCGCCGCTGCGATCTCACCCGAATCGACCGCCCCCATGATGGCACGGGCAAACAGGTCCGGCTTGCGCATGATGGGGCCATTGATGGCGATCACCCCGATGCCGTTCTCGACGGACAGCTGCTGGCTCGGGGAAGACCCTGCCGGTAGTCTGCCCGGTCGGCTCTGGAAGAGGCGGACAGTGGCGGCGAGCGACTGGAGCGCTTCGGGCTGGATCAGCCATTCACGGCTCTGGAGAAGGAGCGGGTTCACGTCCCGGCCGGGGTGTCAACGCAGCCGGCTTCCAGAGCATACAGCGATCAGCGCCGGGTAACTCTCAGTCTTACGAACCGACGCTCAATCGCCGAGCTGGCTGGAGTTGTCACCAGCACCCTCTGGCGAACACCATCGTCGCTGATGATGGTTTCGGCGGTTCCGCCTGTCTGCTGCCATGGACCTGATGGGCTTGCGGCGAACTCGCGGACGAAAGTCAGCTCTGACGCCGCCGACTTGGATCTCCAGTAACGGTACTCGAGCACGCTGCCGTTCTTCACAATCTCGGCCTGACCCTCTGTAGGACGATTCGGGTCGGTACCAAAGGCAAACTCTACCATGTTGACCTGGTCGTCTCCGTCAGGATCCGAGGAGTCGCTGCCAGCACCGGAATTCGCTATGGAACCAAAATTCATGAGTCGCCACTTTTCGCTCTCTGTTGGTATCTTTCCCTGAAGCTGGATGGTCAGCTGTTGTGTGACTGGCGCAGCGGATTGAAGAACCATGCTGGCGGCACGCAACCCTCCTGCGGATGGATTGAACCGTAGTTCCATTTGGGCTTCGGATCCTGATTCGATGGTCTCTGGCAATCCTGTGACAATCTCGAAATCCGAGGCCATCGGACCTTGTATGGCGGTCGTGACTCCACGCAGAGCATCAAGACCTGGATTCCGGATTGTAATGCGCCTGGTTGGCTGCTCACTTAGGAAAATCGGGAGCGACCCTCCATCAGTCACCTCGGTTCCGTTGTCCAAAACAACAACCATTACTGGTGAAGGAGCACCGGCTACCCGGAATCCTATCAACTGATAATCGCCGTACTGAAGTGGGCCACCCCAAGAAGAGATAAGGTGCCCCGAACCACCGCCTAGCACGTACGCCCAATGCCCTCCTCGGAGGGAACGAGAACCATCAATTCCGACCCACTCAGCCACGTTTCCGGCCATGTCATTCATACCATAATAGCTCCTAGATGCTTCGCCGTATGCTCCCACATCGGTTAATCGGCCCAGCAACCCATTCTCATCTTGTGCATAGTTTCCATCGAAGAAGTTTACCCCTCCTGGCTGCGTGAAGCTGTTGCCCGGAACTGAGTTGCTGCGGTTCGCATGGAGCCAATAGCCGCCCGATCCTCCGAACTGCGTCGGATCGAAGTATGCGGCTTTGGACCATTCGTCTTCCGAGGGAATCCACACTGTAGCACCCACTCGCTTTGGAATAAGTGGCGGGGATATGCCCGATCCTGGCGCTGGCATGGTAACGCCGCCTAGCGAATATGCGCCAATTTCTACCGACTGCATCCCAGCATCACCTGTTTTCTGACCGTTGTGGAGCCAATTGCAGAATCTGGCAGCATCATAGATGCTGACAAATGTCACCGGAATTTTCCCATTTCCGATTACCGAGTACTCGTACCTTTCGGCAAGCTGCTTTCGCGCAATCCCACCGCCACCCCCGCTATGGTTGATGCCCTCGTCGTAAAGTCCAAACCTATCATCAATCGAAGCCGTTGCATTCAGAAATTCAACGTATTGTGAAATAGTGATCTCGTTTCTCGACATCTGATAGGTGTACGCAACAGATCCACCCGGAGTCCCGCCGCTTCCATCCATTGAGTTCGCGGGACTCCTCGCTGGGTTGCCCGGATTGCCTATCGTCACCCAGTCGATTGCAACCGTGGCCCCAGCTGAAACCGACAGCAGCGACAGGATGAACGGAATGATGACTCGCCTCATGTTTTTACGTTTAGAAACTTTACGAAGGCAATTTCCTCACCCGGTTCATCCGTGTCAAGCCGAATTAGTCTCCCTGCCCCCTGCCTCCGGCGATCTCACCGATATGGTCGCCGGCTTCCAGAGCATCTCTGGGGGAACGCCGTGTTTCCTCGCGGTTTCAAGGATGAGCTTCGCGTCGGCTGCCCGGTGCTCGATTTCCTCACCGAAGTCAGCGCCCAGTTCCGCATAATGATCCGAGAGCGTCTTGAGGCCCATTTCGACGTCCGCCCGGTTCTGCTGGGCTTCCCGTCCGGCGTCCACGGTGACCCGCTTGGGCGGCACGGTCGCAATCTTCCACCAGTCGGGAGCGGCGGGAAGGAGTCCCCGGCTCACGGCGTCTCCGATCACGTAGGCCCACACCGGACGGATGAGACGGCGCTCGAGGATCATCTGACGGAAGGAAAAGCGCCGGTCTGCCTTGGCCACGATCAGACGCACGCCCGCTCCCCCGATCCGGCTGGAGTCCGCGGCGAACTCGAAGGGAATGATCCCGAGGGATGCGTCCCGCCGGAGGTGCTCAAGGAACCCGGTGAACGTGGGACTCGGGCGGCTGCTGTGGAAGCTTTGGAGCGTTTCTCCGGGACGCAGGGCCACGAGCTTGCCCCCGACAATGCGCTGGAGACTGACTGGATCGGACTGCTCGCCGGGACCGCCCGGCCCACCCACGACGAAGTCCCCGCTCTCGTCGATTTCGCCCCGGGCCGTGGTGAGCACGCGGGAAATGTCCGAGTTGTCCTTAACGGAATGCTTCTCCAGAGCGAGGAGTTCCATCTCGTCGAGCACGTGGTTGATGGCGTGCTGGATGGGCGGACACGGACGCACGGCACTGGCATTCTCCGGCTCGTGGATGTGGAGGACGGCATAGGCCGGCAGATCGCGGGAGCTGCCCCCGTCCTCGAGCGCCCGGTAGAACACAGGAGCACCGGAAGCATTGAGTCCGATGCCGTCGGTCGTGTCCCGGCTGCCGACATTGTCCCCGATGCGGTGGCTCTCAATGAGCTGGATTCTGGGTTCTCCGGCAGAATCACGGGTCTTGTGGATGAAGTACTCGCCGTCGATGTCGATGCCGCGGCAGACGAGGGACTGGCATTCCCCGAATGAGTAGCGCCCGGTGATCTCGCAGGAGGCCGCCCACGATTCGAAGTAGTCCTCGGCAGCGCGGTTCCACTCGGGGTCCGGTGACTGGGCCTGCACGCGGATCCCGTCGCCTGTCGAGTAGATGGCCATGTTGGCGACCAGCTCGCGGACGAAGCCGCTGTTGCGCTGGAGGTAGCGTGCCTTGCGCACCAGTTCGCTGCGCACCGCGGGAGTCAGTTCCGCCCTCGCATCTGTGGGAGCGGCACCCGGAACCGCCCCACGCCGGGGAGACCAGTTGGCGGCTTCGTATGGTGTGCCCCATGCCTTCGGGACGAGCACGGGAGGAAGCCATCGGGCGGCAATGGCGCGGAGGTTCATTTCGGCAGGTGACCGCAGATGAAGGAGGCTCCGGCGATGCGGGCGCGTCCGTAGGTGTCGGGATCAAGGACGCGGAGGGCGTGGGCGCATTCCTCCAGCACGTCGGTGACCGGCATGGTGAACTGCTTGGCAACGGACGTCTCGGCATCGTTCCAGTTCATGATGGTCTTGCCCTCAAGGACGAGCGCTTTGGCCCGATGCTGGATGGCAAGCACCTCGCCGACGGTGAAGCCGGTGATGAAGAGACCGCGGGCCATGCTCAGCGTCCCTTCCAGGTGGCGTTGCTGCCGCGGCTGTCGATGTGGACGAACCCGGCTCCCGGATAGAGCCCCAGCCCGCCGGTGAACTTGCCCTGTGCCCGCCACGCCACGAGCTTCTCGAAGACGAGCTTCGGCGGGATCCCGTCGAAGGCGATGTCCAGGGCGCGGAACTCCATGTGCTGGCTCGCGCTCACGCCACCCACGGCCCGGTTGTAGGCAGGGGAGCGGTAGGAACTGAGGATGGTGCAGGGACGGCCGAGGACTCCGCGCAGGTCATCGACGATGCGGAGGGCAGGTTCGATGTTCTTCCAGAGCGCCTTCGGGGGCACGCTGTTCTTCACCCCCTTGCGGACGGCACCGAAGTAGGAAGTGAACTCGCCCGCGGAGAAGTGGCGGAACCTGCGGGAATCAAACCACTGGGAAAAGGCATCGCTGCTCATGATTCCCCGCTGCCCGTGTCAACGGAGGCATCCTCGACCGCCTCCCGGCCCACGATCTTGAGCATGGTGGCCGCGGCTGCCTGCATGGCCTCGCAGTCGAAGTAGTGATTGGGGCGGGCACCGATCTGCTCCCAGATCCACTTGCCGTTCCTCCTGACCCGGCGCTCGCTTTCCATCTGGGCGAGGTATTCCTCTCCGGCGTCGTCGGGCACTTCCCACGTGGGCCCGGCAGACGGGTCCTGATTGCGGCGCAGGCGGGCCAGCGTGTCCTTGATGTTGAGGTTCGACCAGTAGAACACCGAGCAGGACTGTCCCCGGCCGAGCACGACCCGGCGGCGCGGCGAGTAGAACCGCTCGACGGACTTCCGTCCCTTCATGCTGTGGGTAAAGGTGGCCCGCTTGTCCCCCATGAGGGCAGTCCAGCCGCGGGAGGCGCATTCCCGGTACACGTCGTAGGTGGCGTGGCCGGCATCGGTGAAGACGAGATTGGGATGCACGCCGAAGCGTTCCTGCACGGCGGCCACGTCGGCGAAGGTGTGGGTGCGCTCGTGCCAGATGAGGCGGCTTGATCCATCCGCGCCCCATGCCCGCACGACGAGGTAGAGGTGGTCGCGCTGGCAGTCCACGGTCACGATGCGCAGCGGGCAGACGGACGGCACGCCGGGAGCCGCCACCCGGCCCGAAGCGTCCACGCCGCCCTCGCCGTCCCATGTTTCCCCCAGACGGTAGCCACCGGGAGCGATTTCCATGCGGTAGTCCTCCGTGTACTCGCGCCAGGGCAGGGCCAGACGCTTCTGGATGAACTGCTGCATGAGGGTGAGGTCACCGGCCCTTGCCGCCGCACGGGCCCGCAGATGCAGTTCGGCAAGGCGGCCCCAGCTCATGGCGCAGAGGGCATTCCAGTGGAACCCGGCGTTTTCGCGCGGTGCGTTCGGGTTGGTGACCACGTAGGCCCCGGTGAGATTGAGTTCGCGGCGCGTGCGGTCGCTGTCCGGGAAGGCGTGGCGGCACGAGGCGCAGAGCATCACGGCAGTGTCCCGGACGATGCGGTAGTCCCACTGGCCGGTTTCATCGCGGGCATCGCGGCTCCATTCCACATTCTCCCAGAGGAAGGGCTGGCGGTGGCCGCACTGAGGGCAGGCAAAGGTCCACTCGCGCATGTCGGTCGATTCGAAGCGGCGGTGGGTGTCGTCGTCCTCCTCGCCGCCCTGACTCATGAAGAGGCACTTGCCGAGCCACCCGAAGGCGGTGACGCGCGCCTCGGCCTCCGCCATGTGACCGGGTGGCCAGCGCCACGTTTCGTCCCCGATGAGCCAGCGGATCGAGCGGCGCTGCAGGTTCGTCCGGTTGTGGGCCCCGAGCACCCAGAGCGTCATGCCATTGGCGAAGTGGATGGTGGCCACGCGCTTCTTGTGCCGGTTGGCAGGGTAGAGGGCACGCACGGGGGCGCATTCGTCGAAGAGCTTCTGGAGGCGGCTCTCGCTCTGGTCCTTGGCGTCGTCGTCGGTCTGGTCGAGCCAGAGCGTGGGTCCCGGGTGGTTGGCGATGATGTGGGCAAGGCCCAGCTCGCCGACGCTCGTCTTCCCGCTCTGGATCGCCGCCATGATCGAGATGATCCTGATCTTCGGATCGGCCAGTGCCTCCATGGGTTCCCTCATCCAGGGGGAATTGGCGGAGCGGAAGCGGCCCGGGACAGGGGAATACGGGATGGACGGGATGTGTTCCTCGCACCACGCCCACGGGGGACGCCGGTCGGGGGGACGCCATGCCTGCCGCCAGATTTCCGTGAGGATGCCGTGTGCCGTGCTGCTCACTGCGCTGCGTGGAGAATGCCCAGAACTTCGTCGATGGCCCGGCCGGCTTCCTCCTGGATGCCCGTGGCGTCGAGACCCGAGAGGATGGGCGGGAGTTCCTGCTCGAACTTGCGCCGGAGCATGGCAGCGGCCTGAGCCACGAGTTCGGTCCACTTCTGGCGCACGTCTGCCACGGCCACGTAGTCGCCGCGGCGGATGCCCAGCCGGAGTTCGCGTTCCTCGACCTCGGCAAGGAGCTTGCGTGCCTTGAGGGCGGATTCCATGTCGGCGTCACCGGCTGGCTGCTCACCGCCCTTCAGATCGTGACGGCGCATGAACTCGCGCCATGCCGCCACCTCATGGAGACCGTTGGAGGCCGGCTTTGGAGCGTCCTTGCGTTTCTTCCATACGTGGAGCGTCTGGCGGGTGACCCCGAGCACGACGCCCAGTTCGACGTAGGAGGAGACGGTGGCCGGATCTCTGCCTGCGCCCGCCGCCATGGACTGGAGCATGGCACGCTCAGTCCTTGTGAGCTTACCGCCCTTCTGCACGCGGCCGACCAGATTGGCGAAGTCGCGTGAGAGGAGCTTTCTGGCAATGTCTGGCGGCACCTGTTCCATCAGGGACCGCGGCGGCGTCAACTCTATCGCTGCTGGACTTCCGTGTCTCGCCGATGCGGTACTCGCACTCAATTCACTGCCAAACGTCGCAGCGATGAGGCTCACCTTTCCTGCACAACGCACCGATTCAGTATAGGAATCGCCGCCATCTTTTTCCTGTCGTCAAATTCGAATCTCCGCACTAAATTGCGCATCGCGATTCAATAATCCCCAGTATGAAGCCCGATCGCACGCAGATCACTTTGCGCGCCTGTTACCAACCCCGACTCTCAACTCGGCACCATTCCGCAAAACAGCCATGAAACGATGCCGGCCTCTGATTCTCCGAACGCCAACCCAGACCCACTTCAAATTTCCACAATGATCACCACTGAGAACACGGAACTCATCATAAATCATGATGACGACACCGCATGGATCAAGACCCGAATTGACAAGCGGGCAGACGCCTATGTCTCCGAATGGCTCCCGCGAATCCTATCTGAAAACCTAAGCCATGGTTTGGAAAAACTACTGACGAAAGAGTTCTCATGGATGGGCGCGGAACAGAAAGCGCACGCACGCCGAGCTGTTTCAGAGGCCCCGCCTGAGCGTGTAGAAGCCAGGCTAAGGCAGATTGTCGATCAAAGGGTCATCGCGTCTGCAAACACACATGTCCCTCCAACAGCGCGCATCAGCTTCCAGCGCACACTGCGCATTCCCGATGATGGCAGGACCTACCCGTTACCTCCAGGTATGGGGGAATTACCTGTCAGGAAAATGGAGCCGCATGCGGAAAAACTTCCGGCTGCATGGCGCACTTTGGGTGGGGTGCTGGTGCCTATGTATCAATCAGAAGCAATGTGGCTGCATTTCAGCAGCCGTTGGCCGACGGCCCTAAAGATCGGTACTGGAACCGTGAACGCAATCAGCGGTGCCTCCTGGTCCCATGGGCTACCTAGCAACCCGCAGGGGTATGTTGTGCTACCCGAGCAGCCTTGGTTGGATGGGTTTTGTGTAGGGCCTGGAATTGTTAGACAATTTATCGCAGCTCGCCTTGGCGATGGCTACAGCGTAGAGGAACAGGTCAGCGGAACAACTCGAGGAGGTCTGCAAATCGAGGCTTTTCCTCTGCTGCCAGAACCATATTTCGACAAAAAAATACGGGACACCCTCCCGAGGACCGCCGAAGAACTTGCAAAAGATTACCTCAGCAGGACTTTCCGGAAGCCATTTGACGGAGGCGACATTTCTTTTTCACTTTCGGCAATGGGTTTGGGAGGTGGGGGTCGCATAAAACAGGAAATCTTCAAAGATCAGTGGGAGCCTGCCGATTGGGATCTTTCACGCCCTTCCCGGGTTTGGGTGCATCTTGTCGAGGCTACAGTCTGGAAGGCATTGACCGGACGAGCCCCGTTTTCCAAGCCCATAGGCGCTCAGGAATATGCAGCCGCCGGCCTACCTTGGTTCGAATATTACCGCGATGACATGGATGCCGTAGAGGGTTCCGCAATCCTAGCGCAACTGCAATCTGTCTTCGCGCTTGCTCAGCAGCGAGAAGACCCGGCCATTCCTATCGAACCTTCCCCTGAAAACCTTCAGGTGAAGCCCTTAGGCCCTGACGCGCCTTCCAACACTGTCACTGAGTGGAACGGATACTGACTCGAGTTTGATTCCTTCCGTCGGATCATTACTGACTGAAACCCTTCCCAAAACCGGAAGTTGACCGGGATCTCCCGGCATGAGCATTCCCGTTCACTGCGCCCATACCCGTCTCGCCGATCCCGCCAGCCTTCAGCCCAACCCGGTCAATCCCAACCGCCACAGCGCCCACCAGATTCAGCTCCTCGCCTCCATCATTCAGGAGCAGGGCTGGCGGAACCCGGTCACCGTTTCGAAGCGCTCCGGCCTCATCGTCCGGGGTCATGGCCGGCTGGAGGCAGCGCTTCTCATCGGCTGCGCAGCGATCCCGGTGGACGAGCAGGACTATGCCAGCGAGGCCGAGGAACTCGCCGACCTGCTGGCCGACAACCGCCTCTCGGAACTGGCCGAACTCGACGAGGACGGACTGCGGCGGGTCCTGCGCACGATCGGAGACGCTGATCCGTCCTTCGACATCGAGCTGACCGGCTTCATGGAGGACGAGATCCGCAAGCTGATGGACGACGAGGAGAACCCCGAGCAGGAACTGGAGACGATCCCGAGGATGGAATGCCAGGCGTTCGAGCACCACGACTACCTTGTCTTCATGTTCCACGATCTGCGGGACTGGATGCAGGTGCTCCAGCTCATGGGCGTGCGGGAAGTTGACTACTCGATCACGCGCAGAACGAAGAAGATCGGCCTCGGCCGCGTGCTCCATGGAAAACGACTCCTTGATCTCTGCCACCGCGCCAACATGGCCGGAACTCCGCCCGCTGTCTCTCCGGCCCGTGATCCTCAGCCGGAGCCGGGCCTCGACGATCAGCAGCCACCGCCTGTTTCCCGGAGCCACGCTCCTTGTGCCGGAAAGCGAGGCTGA